TTATACACAATTTTTGAAAAAAAATGAAAAAACCTATAAAGGGTCACTACTAACGAACTCTACGTAAGCTCCCACCACGTGTTTTTTATACTCGTCGATGGGCATATTTTTAGTATCTATTTTATGTTCTGTAAGGTATGAACTTAGTCCCTGTGGAGTAGGTTTATCTTCCTTAAGTGCTGCATGTATAGACTCTGAGCTAATATCTTGCATCAGTTCAGTGTTAGATAAAATATTAATTTTTAACGCTTCAAGTTCAGATACTTCTGCTTTAGTAAGTTTTCTGAGGTTGGATTTCCCTCTCATATCTAAATAGGCTGCATTGGTAATATCAGAGATAACCTGAAAGGCATCCTGAGTCCAAACAATCAAATCAGCGACTCCGGGTCTAGATCTTGGACTTTCTTTTCTCTTCTTTCTCTTTTTAGTATCTTGCTTATTGGCGGGTCTTCCACCTTTAGGGTCTGCATTAGGAGAAGTGCTCTGTTTTATCTTCATCAACTGTTTAGGAGACGGAGGAATAATAGACTCTTTTGGCATAGTACTTGTTAGGCCAACATCCTCTGGCATAAGCTTACTACCCTGTAAACCAATCTTTTCCAATTCCTCTTTATGTTGAGGGTTATGGTAAGGACTTGCTTTTTCAGGCAATCTCTCACTATTTCTAGCTTGAGCTTCTCTTTGAAGTCTAGTTCTTTCAACTTCTGGAGTTTCTTTGAATCTCTCCAATACGGTTTCGTTACTAATGACATTTCTATCAAGAAGTTGAATTAACAGGTTTTTCTCAGTAGTGTCATCAGTAAGGCTCATTTGGTCATAAATAACATGGGGCGATTTTCTAATACCCATAGCTTTACGTACAATCTCTACTTCATGTTCCCAAAACTTAGTAAGTTGGGTTCTCCCATACTGTAGTCTTTCTACTAGGGTTTTTAATGAGATAAAGTTATTTGTAAATCCACCACCGTTACCAGCCATACCAGTTAAAGTAGGAGGAACGCCCATACCAGCATAGATACTATTTAGGACGGAATTATATTTTTCAGAACCTAAAAACTTGTACACCTGACTATTAGATTCAGTGTAACTTAGCTCTGGCCCCCATACTAATTCCATAGTACCACCACCTACATTATTAGCTAAGATATCACGTAACTTATTAATAGCAGCGGCGTTAGGTAGGATCTTATGTTCTAGATCACCAAGAGTCCAGAGTCTAATGTTTGAGATTGCTCCATCCAAAGCGGAACGGTCAGCCAACCTCATTTTCTCTAACATGGAAATATCATCAAGGATAGCGTAAATCATAGGATTAGCCCACTGATTCCAGTCATCCTTTTTATAATAGAAGACGGAGAGTTTTTCAGGGTCTAGGGTGATTTCTCTACTACCAGCTTTGATAGCTTTTTTAATTTCAGGAGGAAGTGTGTCAAAAATCTTAGATGGAACAGTACCATCTTTAAAGTTGTCTAAAAAAGCCCCACCATCTATTTGAAAGTTTTTTCTTCCCAAATACATGTTTAGTTCACCATCCTTAGATTCTACAGACATGGGGTTAAGTATGTTGTATCTCCAAGGAATCATATTCCTTTCGAACTCTGGAACCTCCACCATAATATCTGGCTCAACCTCAGCGGCAGACCTCATATACTGTACAATAGGTGGTGTCATTTGAGCATAGCTACGGTACATTAAAACATTACCTGTTCTGTACAGGTTGTTCAAGAATCTCTCAGAACGTTCTTTACCGTCAACTTTTTTAAACCACTGTTGATAGAACTTCTCCACGCTTTTGCTCTCGTGTACAATCTCGATACCCTGAGAACCAAAATCGCCCATCAAGTCTATAACATTCCTAATAATACCTACCTTATTGTAGGCTTCCATACACATAGCAATCGCTTGCTTTTGGTTTTGTGGAATCGCCTCATTAGGTCTAAAGGCGTAGTAGTCCCTTGAAGAATATCCGGGTCTTACAGATGTATTAGGCTCTATGTTTTTAAAATCACGTCCATGATAAGCAGACGCTTTATACGCATCGCCATAATACTCAACATTACCAGCAAGCGAAGAAATAGCTCTCTTTTTGCTCTCTGAGTCTGCACTTGTCCACGTAACAAAGTCTTCTTGTTTAGACATGAAATCCCTCTTGATTCAATCAGAATTGTATTTATAAATGTATTTACTAATGTATTATACACATTTTAATAAATATCATTCATATTGTCTGTGAACCAGTTGGGGCCGTTATAAAAATCGCCATTATCCTCTTGAGTAGATTCTGGATCTCTCATAGCTGCAAAACCACCATAGAAGGTATATTGTGCTGCTGTTGGTGTACGCGATATAATTCTAGCTGCCATGTTAGCCATAATAAGGGCAGAGTAACGGTCTTTTCTTAGTTTGCTCTTTTTACCAGCAGCAACAATAACTTCAGGCGTATCCCATTTATCACGACCAGTGGGAGTTTGTGTCATCTGAATCATAGAAAGTTCGTCTTTAAGATCTTCCAACTCAAGTACACACTCTTCTAACGTATCAAACATCCTACCCTGTACAGCATCGTCAGCATTAGAAATCCCAATACTAATAGCGTCAAATCTAGGGAATAACGTATACTTATCTTCGAAGTCTTTTCTTAATCCGTGATTCGCTTCTGCAAGCCATTCGAATTTAGCGAACTGACACATTTCTAATATATGTAAGCCTTTTTGATCGTCCGTATCTTCTTCTTTATCTGGATCAATAACAGGCCATATAGCCACTTCTCCGGCCTTGATCTTGTCATCGTCATGAAGGGATTCCATAACGGCGATACCACCACCTTGAGCATCCATAGCAATATGCACCACGTTGAATAATCTCATAAGGTCGCGGATTTTCCTTGCACAATAGGCGTAGAAATCCTTTTCCTTAGAATATCCTTTTTGTACCTTATTCTTGTGATCCTGCCTAGTAGTAGTCCAGCAGTATACGATACGGTTATGATCGCCATTAATTTCTATCATGACAATACTAAAGTTGTCAACTTCGGAAGCAGGGTCCACACCAATAACATAACGTTTATTAACATCTCCCATTAATCTAGGTTCGAATATAATAGGTTGTCCCTTACTATCTAGTAGGGATTCATCCATAGTGGACACACACGATTCGATTAGAGACCTCTTAAAGAACCCTTCAGAGTCTCTTGTGAAACAATTATGTACTGTTGAGTTTAATAAAGAATAAGAATTATCTTCTTCTACCTCTAAATTATAAACAAGGTTATTGTATTTTTTTAACACTTTAGAGATTACAGGAGTAATGGTTTTATGACCATCATTAATAATTTTTGTTTTTCTGTTTGTTCTAGAGGATGATCTATTATAGAATATAGATAAAAACTTACGATAATTATCTCCACTGATTTTTAATGAATAATCATCACTACTACCACTCATTAAAGAAGAAGAAACTCCAAAATAAGATAGCCCTATTCTCACCTGATTTAATAATGATTGATTGACACAATGTGCGTCTGCATGTTTATATCCAATATGACCATCGCCACTCCAATAAGACTCTATGAATCCACGTAAAAAATCATCATTAGAAAATAATATATCATGATCTACCAACTTAGTACCACTAAGACCCGGACAAATATTTTTAAATAAATCGGCTACAATTCTACTATTAATATTAATAACTACTGTATTTTTTTTCTTAATATATTTTTTGCCACTAAAACCAAAAGTATTATATATAGCACTTAATAGTTGTTGTTGGTATGCGGTATCTTTATGTTCATCTAAAGCCATTTCAACAGCATTACCGTTTTTAGAAATGTTTCCCTCAGCAGCATAATATCCAACTATAAGTCCAAAATTATAATCTAACGCCAAGCATGAAGGAACCCTATTTTTAGGAATATTTTTATTATTCTTAACATAAGAAATTGCAGATTGTGATACTGAGTATTTATTAGATAGTAAAGCCTGACTCTGTTCAGAATGTCTAATTTCTGTTTGTGCATTTATATCTAAATTACTTTGACCTTTTGGATATATATAATCCCCACAATGTGTTTCAAGAACATTTTCAGAAAACAATTCTGGATATATCTCATTAATACCACTTAATTCATTTAAATTGACTAAATTGGTATGATTAAAATCATATGCTGGCTCAAAAGTATCTCCACCCTTCCAAATAGGGTGATTTGGAGTAATGCCAATCGGGACATTATAGCCAAGTGTTTTATATTCTATTATATTTTCTTTATATATCTTAAATAGTTTTTTAGTAACCTTTCTAAATCTTCCCCTGTGAGTTAGTACCATGTCTCCCACCTTAACATCTACAATACATTTAACGCCCTCTGACGTAGTTATCTGAGTGTTAGGATCTAGACAAGCCCCAAATTCCATCTGATAGATACCAGCATGAACTGTGGCTTTTGAACGGGCTACCTGTGATGCATCCATAAATCCCGGTGGTAATAACTCGTAAGGGATTCTGATGATTGAATACTCTTTCCAATCAAAATCCTCTGGTGGATCTTCACCATTAAACAATTCACGTAGTTTACCTTGTCTACCACAACTTTTAACAATAGCACGCCATTTTTTCCAGTAAGCTGCAAAATGATTAAAGTCATAATACGCAGTACCAGATAGAATAATTTGGTTGTCTTTCTTAATGATTCTTGAATCAGAGTTAGGGTCTAGTTCTATACCAAGCTCTTTGGCTTTCTTCATAGCTGCCATACGTCTAACGTTATCAATAGGGTCAGAACTTACAGCGGCGAAACCGGCAACCACTGTTTCGAAAATATCTCTAGGGATAGATGCAAATTCGTCACTAATAATGTCGTTAGCACGCTGTCCACGAATCTTAGTATTATGACTAAAAAACCCATTAGCACAATATTCATTATCTTCTGGTACATTAATATCATACGTATGACAGTGAGAATCTTCAATCGAAACTACAGTATCATAATATATATTTTCATCTACTAAATGCGACCAACTAGTTTCACCCACAACATTAATAATATTATTTAATGTAGAAAACTGTAAACCCTTTAATCTAAGTAATTGTGACTTAGTAGGAGTATTAGATACGCCCTTAATGTCTTTCAATACTAATTTCTTACTAATCGGAACACAATCATCTATACTGTTCCATGCCACCTTTTGCTTAATACCAGAGTTTAATATGTGTTTTTTACGAGATAGGTGAAAATTAATTTTATCGGCAAATATCTTTACGTTTTTACCAGTAATTAATAACTCATAAACCGTATTCCATTTTTTGTTACGGTCTCTTTTTGAAATGGTAGATATAATGCCATAATGTAATAATATATAGTGCATTTGATTAACTAGTTTTTCACTAGTGTTAGTAAACCCTATAGTTATAGCTGTACCCTTCTTAGTAGAAACTTGAACGTGACCATCCGTATCAAACAAACCCTGTAGACAAGCGGTCATGTTCTCTTTTGAACTTTTCAAAATATTTGATGGAAATTCTTTATCTTTAGTATAACAATTGGGTTTTAAGTTCCAAAAATCTAAAAATTGACTCACGTTTGATTTTTTATATAATTTCCAACGTACTTCATCTTTGGTTTGTTTAAAAGGTGTCTTAAACCCCCTATTAATCCTATCTATAATTTCCTGATCTTTAGTAGCAAAACCTAAGTAGTATTTATTAGTCCAACAACCATCACCTATCATAGCACCTAGAGAATAAGATTCATCCTTAGAACATTCAAAATTACCATTATGCCATCTTTCAGACCTATCTATTAAAATCCTATCTCCAACTTTAATTTTATCTGCTCTTACCCATTTAATTTCATCATGCCTTAATACCTTCATTTTGTGATTATGTGTAGACTCATAAGAATAACCACGCTTAGTTCTAACTAATTTTGTTGGAGTTTCTCCATTGTTATATGGATAACCTATATCTCTAAATTTACCATTTCCCCATACGGATGTTTGAGGGTTTTTAATGTTTCCAATACAATCATCATACGTAACTAAACTATCTCCAGCGAGACATCCATCACCTAGAGGAAGACAGGTAACTCTACTTTCGTTGATTCTCATTACGCATCTGTCAATGTCTCTACGTGGTCCACTATTCCTGTCACACATATCTCTTAAGATAGGTGCTCCATTCCAAATCGTTTCCATATACTCAAAGAGTACTTTAGATTGACGAAAAGCAGCACCTACAATAACTACCTTACGAGTAGGTAATAATAACCCACGAATCATAGCATATAGGGCGAGCATGAAAGACTTACCAAATCCACGACTCGCAATAAGCATAGGGAATTTCCTATGCCACATTTCATGTAGGATTAGTGCTTGAGATGGGAGAATTTGAATATTAAAGACGTGTTTACATAAGAAAGAAAAATACTCTGGTCTACTTAATAACCAAGTAATCTTTAAATCGTAATCTTCGTCTGTAGGGTCTAAAAGAGACATGGGGTTAAATATATCCTGCTCTGGAATATCTAAGCCTAACCAAGCTTCATCTATCTCTTTTAGTTGTGTACCTTCTTGTTCTTCTGATGACATATGTTGCCCTTATGGATAGTTTCACCGTCACTAATAGCTGCTAATAATCTCGTCAGCAAAACCATAGTAAACAGCCTCTTGTGCGTTCATAAACCAGTCACCCTTAGTAAGTTTCCTTTTTATATAATTAGAAACCTTATCTTTAGTAACCGCCTTATAATGTTCCTTAAAAAACAATCCTTCAGTAGCTACGCCCGAATAAATATCTAACATTTTATCTAGGAAAGTTTTTTCAAACTTATGCCAGTTCTGTACGTCTAAATAATTACCTTCGACACCACTAGTTCCGTAATGACACATAAAATAAGAGTTAGGGGTCATTACCCTTTTATCCGCTGCTTGTAGTATAATACTACTCATTGACTCTGCTTGACCATATACTATAATAGTAACGTGTGACTTACACAATCTAATAACGT